GGTGACCTAAACGACAGCAGTATTGTAAACGACAGAACAGAAATAAAAAGGAGACTAACCATGTCTAATGTAAAAATGACGAAGTTGACAAAAGAACAAATCCTGAAAGCGAACGATCTTCCTATTCGAGAGGTGGATGTTCCTGAATGGAACGGCAGCGTCCGTATGCAAACTCTGTCCGGCAAAGACAGGGATTCCTTCGAGGACATTATTCAGAAGCGTAAGGTGGGGCAACTGATAGATCTCAAGGGATTGAAAGTGATGCTGCTGTCACTCACCGTCATTGACGAGATAGGTGCCCTCATGTTTTCAGAAGCCGATCTGGTAAAGCTGAATGAGAAATCCTCCAAAGCGATCAACAGTCTCTTTGAAGTGGCGACGGAGATGAACGGCATTGGTGAAGAAGCGGTGGCGGAGCTCAGAAAAAACTCATAGGGCGACCCGAGCGCCGCCAGTGGTTCAGATTAGCTCGGCAGTTGGGAATGAGTGTTGCTCGTGCTCAATGTGAAATAAATAGTAAGGAGTTTGGAGAGTGGTTAGCTTATGAAGAGATTTCTCCAGGGGATCCGGAGAGGGCCGATCTTAGGGCAGCATTGATTTCGTGTACGATGGCAAACGTCATGAAAGCTAAAAAAGGGAAGCCGTTGCAGATAAAGGATTTCTTATTGAAGTTTGATCTGCCAAGAAAGACGGCAGGGGAAGTTAGGACGAAATTGTTTTCTTGGAAGGCAAGTTTAGGCGGTGCCGTGAAAAAGGAAAATAAAAAATGAGAACAATTGGAGCCATAGCAGTTGCGTTGAACGGAAAGACTGCCGATTTCGAAAGGAAGTTTGGTATCGCTGAAAAGACACTGGTTCGTTTCAGCAACAGGGCCCAAGCTCTTGGGAAACGGATGACTTCTTTGGGACGCACGATGGTGATGGGTTTCACTCTGCCGATCGTAGCTGGCATGGCAGCTGCTGTGAAAGCTCTTGGAGATTTTGAACAAGCTATGGTGGAGGTGGAAAAAGTAACTGATGCAAAGACAGCTCTTGAGTTGGGCAAGGCTATTAAAAAGATGGCTGAAATAATACCTTTGACTCGTGACGAGCTGGCAGGTATGACGGCAGATGCGGCAAGGTTTGGTATAACCGGCATAGAGAATATCAAGAGCTTCACAGAATCAGTAGCGAAAATGACAATCGCTACTGATTTGTCGGCCGACGAGGCAGGAACAGCTTTTGCAAAAATAGCCACCCTCACAAGGTTGCCAATCCCTCAAATACAAAATCTTGGTTCCGCTATTAACGAGTTGTCGAATACGTTCGCTACAAGTTCGTCGGAAATAGTGGATTCTATGCTACGCAGTTCTGCATCGTTGGCACGTCTTGGATTGAGTGTAACGGAAATGACAGGATTGTCCGCCGCTTTGAATGCGGTAAGCGCATCCTCACAGAGGGCAGGCACAAGGTTGCGAAGAGTGGCGGAAATGATGATGCAACCTGAAAAGATTGTGCAAATCGCGGATGCGTTAGATATGACTGTAAAAGAATTCAAAACATTACGCGACGAGTCTCCGATCCAAGCCATCCGAAAGATGATACAGTTGTTCGTAAAAGGTGGGGACGCGGCAGGAAGATTGAGCACTGTATTGGGTAATGCGGCAACGCAGGCGATAGCTCCTCTTGCCATGAATATAGAAGAATTGGATAGAGCCTTGACCACCGCTGAAAAGGCATTCAGGGAAAACATATCATTAGAGAAAGAATTCGCGGCGGCTATACGAACATTATGGTCACAGTTGAAATTGGTATGGAGTCGGATAAAGAATGTTGCAGATTCTATTGCCCAACTTCTTGTGCCTCATATCAAAAAAGCGATTACCAGTGTGGAGAGTGCTGTCGCATGGTTTTCTAAATTGACGGAAGCTCAACAGAAGAATATTTTCAAATGGGCAGTTCTGTTGGCTGCTCTTGGTCCTGTTTTACTCATCGCTGGCAAGCTATTGACCGTGATAGGGTTGTTGACGACAGCATTCAAGTTTTTGGCTATTAAAGCATTGATTCCAGCGACCATAAAAATGATAGCATTTAGCGTCACTTTAGCAACAGCCACGGGACGAATGCATGCACTTACCTTGGCCATTTCTGGAATGCAGGTTGTTGCGTTAGGATTGGGAGCGTTCTGGGTCGGATGGCAGTTGGGCACCTTGATAAGAAAGAACAAGTTGGTAAGGGAAAGCATGGATAGCATCGCTGAAGGTGCATTGATGATGGTCGGGGCATTCACTCATGAAGATCAAGCGTTAAAAACAAAGTTGATAAATCTAGAAAAAGAACTTGCTGTAATGTTCAAGCTGCAAGAAGCTCGTAAGAAGCTCGCTGCCATTACCGCTGCCGCCGATATTGCCGCCGCTCCTCGTGTTGTTGACGAGAAAACATTGAAGGCTAGAGAGCGTCTTGAGAAGACAATAACAAAACTTGCCCAGAACAGAGCTCAAGCGATCTTTGAGGAATTGAAAGGTGAACAAAAGGTTAGCGTGTTAATGGCCAAACGTGCTAGGTTGGAAGAAGAGCTGTCCACAGCTAGGGCGCTTGGGAGGAAGGTTGTCGAATACGGGATCCAAGAAAAGATCCTCAATTTAATAGATCAAATCCGTTCGTTGCAAGGAATAAAGGGGGACGAAGGAAATGATAAGTTTTCGACTGCCGGTGCTGGTGGACGGTATGCGGCTGCAGTAGAGAAAGGAACAGTGGAAGCTTATCGAACTGAACTTGGTCAACAGAAGATATTGAATAAAGTGGAAAAGAACACGAAGGAGAGTGCCGACAGCACGGAGAAATCGGTGACTCTTTTAGAAGAGTCGAGAGACTTCCTGATGCGGAATCTTGAAATAGAGGTGGTGGCAATATGAGTATCAGTTCAGTCAACGCAATGCGAGAAAAAAAGGCAACAGCCACTCCTGAAGGGTTGACGTATGTCCGCAGATATCGTGTAGCAACTGACGATAGCGCTACTACTGAAAAAGAGATACTAGAGGATTCTAGGCTCCCTGCATTCTATTCCGAGCTTGCTGGTGACAGAACTGTTACCTGTAAAAGAAGAGCGGCTACCCAAAATCTTGATAACCTGTTAGAATGGATTGTCACTTGTGACTATACAACAAGAACAAATGACGAAGGGGAGCCAGGATCGAGCAAAAACAAACCCACAGACGAGCTACCTAAGATTACGTTCGGTTTTGCTCGCTATGTAGTACCGGTGTATATGGCCTATAAAGAAGAAGGGGAAACTAGAGGTTCTCAATCTATACCTGTTAGGAATAGCGCCGGGGATCCGTTTGATCCGGGTATCACTGAAGAGAAGTCCAATTTGTTAATCACCATAATCAGGAACGAGACAGCTAGAGACTTCACCCCAGCGACTCCTCTCAACTTTATCGGCACAATAAATAAGTCGAAGATCTTAATAGCAGGAATAAATTTTGGACCACGGATGGGGCTGATGAGAGATATTGGTTCGATGAAGATGTGGGATTTCGAAGGGGATCCTTACTACCAAGTCACATATCAGATTGAAGGGGATCCAGAAGGACACGTGAAGAAGATTATTGACCAGGGATTCTATGCTCTAATTAGTGAGAAGAAGATAAAGTTGAAGGGTAAGGATATGGTACCAAACGCGGATGATGTGAGCCCAGATAGTTTTGTTACGGAGCCTCAGTTACTTGATCTCGCTGGGGGTCTTTACACGCCAACTGATGATGTAAAATCAAAGATTATTTCTTTCTACACGAAGTATGAATCAGTTTGGAAGTCGTTAGGGTTGCCAGATAGTTATTAGGAGACAGTATGGCCCGAGGAGTTCAATTTACAAAGGACAGTGCTAAGCGGATCGCAAGTACAGTGAGATCCGTTGAGGCCGCTCCGACCGACCTGACTACGTTCCGGCGTAGGGACAGAGGAGGGGAAGGAGGCGTTATGGGCTATTCTGACTTTGCGTTTGGGTTCTCGATCAGTGGGGCAGTGGTGAAGGTGAATAGTGGTAAGATAAGGCAAGGAACACGGACTCCGATTAGTGTGTCAAGTGCGGATAAGATTATTAGAGCAGATCAGTCATTTATTTTTGTAACTTATACTTACGGAAGCGGACTTGCTGTTTTGGGCTCACCAACGATCGTTGAACCAGTAGATACCGAGGAGGTTCATAATCATGTTTTATATCTGGTGACGCTGACAGCGGGTGTGGCGAGCGTGGAATCGGGAAATATAAAACATTTGGGTGATATTTGGTTGCCAGGGAGTTTTGCATAATGGCATTTTCAACTCAAGTCATAAAGTATGGGTGGTTGGCTCTGGCAAGTTTGGGGGTTATTACTGGGATTACGATTTATGTCGCTAATAATCAACGTCACCAGATTAGACCGGAGGATATTATCGAGATAGCA